AATAGCAGCACGTATAAAAGCATTGGCTTCCTCTGTATCTTGTATACCCCAAGCATTGTACTCAGTAATTACGGTATCTTGTTTATTGCCGTTAATGTACTCTACAATACTCTGCTTAGAGTCGTCCCATGTGCGCTGTGCTTCGGGCTTGAATGCGAGCATGGCAGGGTTAATGACAGGCAGGAACTTCTCTTCGACTTTCTTGCCAGAATACTCTGTGACCGAATTCACAGAGGTAAAGTACTTGAGTGCGTCACTACCGACTAGAATAAGCCAGTCGTAAGCGTCTACATCTATCTCGATGTCGCAGTCTCGTTTAAGTACTTTTTTGATGCCTGGGTCTGAACAGAGTTGATACTGGTCAAACTCAAACTCATCATCGAATTCTTTCTTAAAATTTGTTCTACTTGGTTTAGTTTCTACTAATGCAACTTTAGGCATATAATTTACTCTTTAGTGTTTGTACTGATTTCAGGGGTAATGCACCTGGGTCTGTGTCCTTGAGTGCTACGTTTCTACTGGCTAAGCCTACTCGCTCTGCCATGTCCTTTACTTCTTTTGCCGCAGACTGTCCTGCGTCATCTCCATCAAAGAAAACTACTACTTCTTCTACACCTTGTATCGAAAGCATACGTAACTTATCTTCATTTATATTCTTTGTTCCAAAACAGCATACTGCATTGTCTAGTCCTTTATCATGCAGATTGACCATATCATAGATACCTTCTACAAGTATAACAGAACCCTTTATAGGCTCTACTACAGGGTATAGAGGCATCTTCGCACCCGCAGGCGAGATCATGTACTTGGGTGTACCACCTGTCGTATGGCGACCATTGAAGGCTACAATACGACCAGATATGTCTCGTACTGGAAATACAATCCGACCAATGTGGTCAGGGTCATGATGCTGGAAAGCTTCAAACCTCTTGTATGTTTCAGGTTTAATTTCTCTCCAGTTGCCCAGATATGGGGTAATATTCTTTGGAAAGGACAAACCAACCGACTCAGACCTTTTCTCTCTAATTGTCTTTTTTAGTAATTCTCGTCTTAGTTGTAATTGGTTTGCCTTTTCACCAAAGTGTGTAAAAATGTTTCCCTTATACCCACAGGAAAAGCACTGAAAGATACCAGTGATCTTGTCGATACGCATACTAGGATTCTTATCATCGTGCTCTGGATTGAGACAACGAACGATAGCATCTGCGCCTTTGGGTATAAAATAAACATCTCTCGATGTTAATAGTTCTTCTACTGTCACCTACCGATGTCCTTAATGTTTTCTGTACTGATTACTTGATATGCACCTTTGTTATAGGCAGGTGCAATCGTATACTTACTATCTAACTGTGGCTTTTCTACTAGATCTGTGCAGTGACCTTTATCCTCAAAAGATGGGTACTCTGGGGTCTCTCTACGATAAGTCTTTGGGGCTTCGTATGCTTTCCACTCAGTAACACGCTTCTTTGCTTTGGGCAAAGGCTTGCGCTTCCTGCCAGAGGGTGTATGTCGTAGACTGCCGAATGTAAGTGCCATATGCTTTATCTCCTTTTAAGTATCCGTATATTATACGCAAAAGAAGATAAAATGTCAAGAAATATTTTTAGATATCATCAATGGATTCGCCAGTTTTGTGCGAGGAATCATCTTTCTCTTTTGGAGTCATAGCAGTTTCAGGGCCAATCTTAAGGCTGTCCCAGTCTACTTGAGAGGTAAAGGATTTCATTGAAGCACTACGCATTTTCACACAGTTGAATGTAATACATTCATCTTCGTGATCCCACGTTTCTAGCGTATAAGCGGCATCTGCCGCATCGAGAATACCTTTAGCGAATCTAGCTTCACCACTAGCATCCGTTTGATAAGGGGAAAATACTGTGCAGTCATACTCCTGAGCCATAGACTTCAAAGCCTTACTCACTTCAATTTGTTCTGTCCAGTCGTATTGTCCACCACGAGATGGTAGACTCGACCGCTTTACCTGATTAATATAGTCAACAATAATGACACCAACATTCAGAGGTCTGACTTTTTTGTCAAGCTCTGCGCGAATCTTGGAGAGAGTAAGTGCAGGGTCATACACTACATCCAACTGCTGAGTCGGGAGAAGCTCGCAGTTGTTTTTAAGTGCTGTGTGCAACTTATTGAAGTCACGATGTTGTCTATACTCCTTCAAGCGGTCTTGTCCATCAACATAACGTGCTGCCCACCAACCTGCTACTTTCTCCCACTCGGCAACACTCAAGTTTTGAGTACGTAAACGAGCAAAGGGAACTTCAGTAGCGATGGAACAACATCTTTGAAGGATAGACCGGCTATCCATTTCAATAGTGAAATACATAGCCGATTTACCAGAGGCATACACTGCGTTAGCAATGTTTGCACAGATAACAGATTTACCAGCACCGCGTCGACCACCAACCATAACAAGATCTCTAGGTGAGAACTGTATTTCGTAGTCGTACTCCTCGTTAAGACCGAGTTTCATGTACTTGGCTAAATCTTCTTCTGGCTCGAACAGTTCAATACGTTGCATACTTTCCTGCGGGTCTTCAAGATCTACTTTATCTTCAACGTCTAGGACGATCTGATGTAAGTGGTTGACGGACTCCTGAGCATTCTCAAATGCAACGGAGTTCTCAACATAATCTTCTAGCGAGTCCAGAATTTCTTTCTGAGTGTATTCGTTCTTCAGATACTCGAGAAGCATCTGAGGGTCTGCATCGACCTCGACTGCTTCTACTGCGTAGAGTTTCTCTCGAGTAGCTGAATCACGAATCTCAAACTTTAGATCTTCAATCGTAGGGACTTTATGAAACTCTTCGCAATGCTTATCAATAATCTTATGCAGACTATGATATTCTGTTGCAAAGTAATGCTTGTGCGCAACACTCCAGGTCTGAAAGTCCTGAAGCTCAAGCACTTGCTTTATGAGCGCACTAGCGATGTTCAATTTTGAAAGTCTCCCGATTTCAAATCTAAAATGTAGGGCAGACCCCGAAGAGTCTACCCTTGAGTGGTACTAAGAAGGATTAAGCTGAAGCTTTTTCTTTCTTAGAAGCGCCATCATAGTCAGCGGCTGAAAGGCCACGACGAGTGAGCATAGTCTTAACGCCTCGGGCGGTCTTACCAATTTGCTCTGCGATAGCTTCGACAGTCTGGCTACCAATGTCAACGATGTCAGCCAAAGGATCTTCCTTAGAGGAACCTTTAGTAACTTCTTGCTTAGGGATAGCGTCAATGTCGCCTGAACGAAGCAAGCTAAGAGCTTTACCACGTACAGAGTTTACTGAACGATCAAGAGCGTCAGCGATAGCTTCTACGAAAGCGCCATCGTTAACCATCTGAACGAAAGTAGCTTCTTCAGCTTCAGAGTACGTGCGTACAGCTTCAACTTTAGGAGCAGGCTTAACGTGTCCAGTTAATTCCATAGACAAAATCTTGCCCTGGATTGACTTAGCTGAGAAAGCGCCATCTTCAAAGTGAGAAGCGATTTCAGCATAAGTGTAAGTGCCGCTGTTGTCAGAAACAAAAGCTGCAAGGGTAGCTTCTTGAGCATCGCTAAATGCGCGTGAAGCACTGGCAGAAGCCAGCTCTACGTCATAGCCCATCTTGCGCAATTTGCTAGAGATAGAACGAGTAGAGGTTTCAAGCTGATCTGCTGCTTCTGCAACAGTTGCTTGGGATACAGGTGATTCATCACCTACAAAATCAGTTAGAGCGGAAGTACGCTCTTCAGTCCACTTGGGTAGTGCCATGATATTATTCTCCAATAAAATCTAAAAGGTTAGTTATGATTTGAACGCCAGCATCTCTGGCTTTCTTAGTTTTAGCAGATTCAATTCCGCTTTCGTTTACTAGGATGGTGACATCCTTAGTCAAGCTCGTCTTGACTGCATAACCAAGCTCTTGTAGTTTGTTATGAGCCTCGGCTTTCGTTTTGTAACTAGTAAGTTTACCACTAATACAAACCGTGCCGTGGGTTATGTTTGTTGTCTGTGTTCTCTCAAACTTGAAGCTAAACGGTAGTAAGGATACTAGATAAAACTCTTCATCCATCCACTTACACACGTTAGCTGTAGCCTTTTCGCCTAGACCAGCTTGGCGGCAAGTATCATAGTCTATGTCTTCGATGTCGATGCAGACTTTTGACAGCTTTTCCGATGCTGATTTACCAATTAAGGGTATGCTAAAAGCAGGTAACAACACATTGAGAGGTGCAGTTCGAGATCTCTGTAACTCATCTACTAACTTGACCGCAAGACGCTCAGAAGAAAGAGCGTGGGCAATGTCATCAAAAGTAAGATTGTATAGTTCCTCAAGGGAGACAATATCCAACTTACGGATTGATGCAGGCCCAAGACCTTTGATCTTCAGTGTCTTGGCAAAGTGCTCGATGAGCTTCAGAGTTTTCTCCCCACAGAGTGGGTTTTTACAATACAGAAGATGATTCACATTCTCTAAAACCGAACTACAGCTAGGGCAGTTTATTGGGGCTTCGATAATGGTCATCTGGATTCCTCTGAAATTGAAATAGTATTATACGCACTTTTAAGGTTTCTGTCAAGAATTATTTTTTTGCAGGTAGCAATCAATCTAACCTCCTGACAATCCGAGGTATGATCTCGCCAGAGCGGATAACCTCTACCTTACAACCTATCTCCAGATCAAGGTCGCGTATGTACTCAATATTGTGCAGAGTTGCTCTCGATACTGTAGCTTCTCCCACGACCACAGGGTCGAGAATAGCCACTGGACTAACAACTCCACTCTTACCCAACTGCCATACTACATCTAACAGCGTGGTCTCCACTCCAGCAACCTGCTCTTTGAGAGCAAAGGCACCTCGTGGGTGTTTAGAAGTGTGACCTAACGCATCGTACTTCATGTTTGACTTCATACGATAAACAATGCCATCCTGGGGATAAGCGTCTGCTTTAAAGCGAGTAACCACGTTTAGACCCATTTTATGCAAGATCTCAAGAGAGCAAGCATAGTTAGAGGCTTGATGTGGTGTTGCATCGTATGCTACAAACACTAAGGGGCGAGTTTTGAACTCAGCAAGATCATTAAGACCAAGCGACCCCGAAGCGAAGTTACGAGAGTTAGGTACACTACTTGGAGCAACAACTTCGCCAGTAACCTGTATAAGACCAGTATCGTTGATCTCAGTAGGAACTAACTGACGCATCTTGTCGGTAATGTCACGACCCTGTAGACCGTCCCCACGAGTGAGAGCGAGTACAAGATTGCCGTCACAGTACAATAAAGACACTGCTGCACCATCCAATTTAGGGGTAGCAATACATTCTTCCACAGGCAGAGGAGCCTCGTTGATGTCAAAGCACTTCTGAAGAGAGTACATTTGATACGCGTGCTTCACAGCATCCGTAACAGTGTAACCCACTTTACTATAGTTGTGCTTATCTGCTAGAAGGTCGAACTCCGCATCAGAGATAGCGGGAGTACCTTCATAGTACAACTGACTCATTCTGTCTAAAAAGTTCTGCATGGTATTCTCCTAAATAAGAAAGTATATTATACGGAACTTAAGCAAGTTTGTCAAGAACTATTTATAGAGATCCTGAATTAGATCTGAAAAATGTTCTTCGATTAAACTTTTAGACTCTGCTAGAGATAGTATCTCTATTAGACCTGCAAACATCTCTCTTGAGTTAGAAAGATCTAAGGGCATTGCTACTCCTTCTGGTGTGGGTTTCCACTCCTCATCAAAGTCCATGTAGTATTTACGCAAGTGCATATACTCTACATCCCTGAACGTATTGATTGTGAGTCTTATCTGTACTTCTTTTACTTTGTCATAATGTATAACACGAGAGTATGCTTCAGGAGCTTGATGTAAATCCATTATCTCCTGCCTTCATTCTTAAGAATGGAAGACAGTGGAACTACACTAGACACGTTGGCAGGTCGTAGTAATCGGTATGAGTCGGTATCCCAGCAGAAGAAAAGAAGAGTGTCGTCAGTTTCCTTGGCTCTATTCTTCTTTTTCTGAATATAGGGAGTTGTGAAGTCTAATGTACAAACATTGTACTTTAGCTTTTTGGAGTGTTCGCTACGATAAGTAATAACGGCATCCCCATAGTCGTGCACTAAACGTGCCAGTTCTTGCTTTTTCACTTTAGCTCCTTGGTAGTAATTCAGCAATCTTTATTGCGAATCTACTTACTGCGAGGTGCTTTTGCTAGATACAAGAATACCCCGCTAGCCGAAACTAGCAGGGTTAGTATTTAACCTTCGTTAATTGCTTGAATTACCTTAGTGAAATACTGAGATGCTTTACCAGTCAGTTTAGCAATGATTTCCTCATCTACTTCTTGACCTGCATCTCCGAGCGCGGCAATGAGTGCTTCTGCAGCTGCTGCTTTAGATACACGAGTACCACCTCCTGTAGTGCCACCGCTAGATTTAGCGGCAGGTGTTTTCTTAACATAAACGCCAGCTTTTGTTAAGATCATACGAACACCGTTAGGTGATTCGTCTAGTTCTTCTGCAATATCTTTTACAATCTCCATACTGGTCTCTGGAGTTGGTTCTGCTTCTTCGTACATTGATACTGCTTGTGCTTTTTTATCGTCGTCCCAAGCCACTTTTCGTGTCCTCTTGTTAGGGTTTTTGTTTCCTGGGCAGTCGCCCAGTGCTTTAAGTTGTTGAGTATAGAATCGGTCGCCCAATGGTATTCTCCTAAATTTGAAATGATATTATACGCGGATTTTAACCATCTTGTCAAGAAGTATTTTTTACAACCTCTCGATTCTTACTCCGTAATCTCGTAAATGTTCGAGCTTACATAGCTCATAGGCAGGAGCATATGCTGAGAACCCTCCTGCGACTACGTTTGAAAAGAAAGTGTCTTCACTATCTACCTTCTGACGAACATAGATAGAGTACGCAGGACAGCCATACTTCTTCTCATAGTCAAAAGGAGTCATACCTTTCTTGCTTGCTAGAAACTCGGGGGTGAGTCTGTTCTTCACTTCTACTGCCGCGTGATAGGTAGCAGACCAAGCAATCTCACCTTCTGCAAAATCATCAGACATACACTCGTCTGGATAGTAGTGAGCCGTTAGTCTTTCGTCTTTTCCTGACGGTCTTTGTGGGACTCCAACTCTTTCAAGAATAGCCCGTACAAAGGATGGACTTCTGAAGAGGGACTTGCTGATATCTGAGATAGTATCTCCTGTGAGGTAGCTTTCGCACGCTTCAGCGATTTCTTCGCGTGACGCTGGACGACCCCGCAGAGACTGTTTTCTTTTCTTGACATATGCTTTTCTGTCCTCATAATCCTCGATAATCTTGTTTAGCCTAGTAGTATTGTAGGCTATGTTTAGAATATCACAGGCTTCCTTTTTGGTTATAGGTTTCTCCGAAGAACTTGGGTTTAGAAGTGCTATCACCTTCTCGATGTTTTG